GTTCCCCAGACTGTCGAGCCAACTTCTGCCCAGTCTACCTCGGCAAGCGCGGTCTTACCTGCCTCAAAGCCATCCCTGAGCCAGCCGCCTACGGTCCCAATCGCGCTGGTAATTGTGCTCCATACTGTAGAGCCGACTTCCGCCCAATCAACTTCGGCCAGGGCAGTTTTGCTCGCTTCGTATCCATCTTTGAGCCAGCCTCCAATAGTGCCAATAGCACCTGTGATAGTACCCCAGACGGTAGAGCCGATTGCTGCCCAATCAACGCTGGACAACAATTCTTTTCCTTTCTCATATCCATCCTTCAACCAGCCACCTATCGTTCCGATAGCACTGGTGATCGCGTTCCAGATTGTGGTACCCACAACCTTCCAGTCAATTTGACTGACCAATCCTCGAACGGCAGTAAATGCGTTTGTCGCAAATTCCTTGATTCCTTCAAATGCAGATTTCAGCCCATTCAATACTTTGGTGCCAAGTTCAGCCCAGTTGATATTCTGGAAAATCCACTTGAACCACTCGACAGACACTTCAGCATATCTCTTGATTACATCGCCGATATGCTTAAACGCTTCGCCAACCTTGGAAAAATCCCCTGATATCAGCCCGGAGACGACCTTGCCAAGATCTCTGAAAATATACTGAATTGTGAGTATAGTGTTGGCGATTTGTGCAGACCCAGCCTGGAACACACGCCCCATGAAATCCGTGAATTTCTGCCAAATCTGCTTTGCGTCAACGATAACAGGTTCAAGGCGCTTTTTAATTCCCTCAAAGCCGGTTTTCAAAGAATCCACCGTTTCCAGCGTTTTCTTCTTCACCAGCTGCCACATAGAAACTATCTTGTTACGGAATCTATCGTTGGTTTTCCAGAGCTTGACGAACACCGCTGCCAGTACGCCCACCGCTGCGACGACGGCCACCGCCGGACCTGCGGCGATATGTAGCGCCCCGGCAAATTTTCCAAGCAACCCCACTGCACCACCGATACCGCTCACCAGCTTGCCGCCGATGGCCAATATAGGACCAATGGCTGCCGCCACGCTGCCAACGATCAGGATGGCTTTCTTTGTGTCTTCGCTCAGGCCATTCCAGGCATCGCGGGCTTTCATAATGATATCCCGCACTTTATCTAACGCGACACTTACGGCGGGCATGGCAACGGACGCAATCTCCGCTCCAGTAACCTTGACGGCGTTCATGGCCGTTTGAAAACGGTCTGCGGGATCAAGGGTCGCCTCAAATGAATCAGAGACAACATTACCTAAGTTCTCTGCCGAACTCGCAAGGTCGCCAAAGTCAATCGCTCCAGACTTGACGGCGTTGAAAACCTGGGCGCCGGATTTGCCAAACATCTCATAAGCGAGTGTCATGGCTTCGGCATCCTTTTTCCCACTTTTGACCTTTTTCTGAAAATCCATGAGCATTGAGTTCATGGATTTGTTTTCCTTGGCTGCCAGTTTGGTAGCCTTACCCAAACCGCTGAACACTGCGGAAACGTCTGCTCCGGACTTCTCGATCTTTCCCATGAAGGTGGCCGCTTGGTAGAGATCCATTCCCATAGCCTGGAAAGAAGAAGCATTCGCAGTAACGCCGTCGTTCAACTTGTCAACAGCAATGCCGGTATCCTGACCTACCTTGGTCAACACATCCAGATATTTCCCGGCGCTTTTCGAGGACTTACCAAACGCCGTCAATGCCTTTTGAGTGCTATTGACGGAGTTGGTGACATCAGTACCATTGAGTTTCGCAAACTTGATGTACTGACCAGACAGTTCCTCCAGCGCGTCGCCGGTGATGCCAAAGCGGGTATTCACGGCACCGATGGCGTCACCTGCCGTTCCAAAGTCGGTGGGGATGCTGGTGGCCAGCGACTTCATGCGCTCCTCCATATCGGCAAGCGCTTCGCCAGATGCTCCGGTCGCCACAAGAATCTTGTCAGCACCTTCATCCACCGCGTCATAAGCCGCAACTGCACCGGCACCCAGAGCCATCAACGGCCCGGTGACGTATTTCGTCAAGGCTGTTCCCGCTGTACTCATCTTGTTGCCGAAAGCCTTGATCTTGTCCCCGGCGACCTGGAGCTGCTGCGCACCAACAGAACCGAAGTTCTTGTATTCCTCGGTAAGTTTTTTGAGATTTTGCTCAGTCTCAATAATCTCGCGTTGAAGGGCATCGTATTGTTCCGGGGAGAGAGAATCTGTCTGGGTTGATTTGAGAGTTTTCAGCCGGTCTTCGGTGGCCTTGATGGATTCTTGCAGATTTTTCTGTTTCTGGGTCAGCAGTTCAGTATTGCCAGGATCAAGCTTCAGCAACTTGTTGATGTCCTTCAAGTTGCCCTGAGTTTTCGAGATTTGCTTATCTACGTCTTGAAGAGCTTTTTGCAGCTTTAAGCTGTCGCCGCCGATCTCAACAGTAATACCCTGAATCCGCTTGTTTGCCATAATCTCACCACCACCTTAAAACGGCTTTTCGTTTTCGTCCGGGAGAAGCGCATAATCGAAATCGTCATTGCCGCGCTCGATCAGTATGTCGATGACCTCGCCGGTTTCTAAAAAATCCAGGTCAGGCAATGTTAGCCCGACCTGGAGCGCTCTCAGGACAAACACCGAGACATTCAGTTGGCGCTCGGTTCGCCGCCCTCTTTTTTTTCGCTGCTGTGCTGCTTGTTCTGGGTTGCATACAGCTGGATAATGTCGCCGGAGGGCTCCGCGAAATCAAAGGTATCGAACATATCGATCCAATCCAGGTACTCATCCAGGCTCATGGCTGCCATAACGCCACGATCACCGTGTGCCTCGGCGGCTTTTTTCATGACGAACCCCATTTGCATCGCAAAAGTGATACCTATGGCCTGACCCGCCTCAGAAGATGCAGCCTTTGCCTGAAGCTCGAAAGGATCCTCGTCAAACAGTCTGCGATAGTAGTAATTACAGCTGGACATAGCCAGCATCTCCACCTCACGACTGCCAATCTTGATCTTCTTACTCGCCATGGTTTAACCTCCCTGCTGCGCAGTGGGCGCGGTGGGCAGCTGCACCTCGGTGAACCAGTTGGCAAATGCTGTCGCGTCCGTCTCCGGAGTGGTCTCGCCGTGATCGAACCATTTGTCGAAGCCAGCCACGTAGATGCCGGTGGAAGTGATGGTAGAGGTTTCCGTCTGGGGCTCCTTGCTACCCTCGTTGGTCGCGCTACCGACAGCAGGCGCGGTGGCGGTACAGTTGTACATGACATAGCGCACCGGCTTCTTGTCATTCATGGTTTCGAACAGGAGGGCGAAATGCACCTCGTCCGGGTTCATATCTTCCAACAGAATGCCCTTCTGGTCCGAAATGTAGCCCAATACCTGCTTTTTGAAGGCGTCGATCATACGAGCCATCTCGAGATCACCTTGGCGAGATGTCGGCGCGGTATTGGAATAATAGACGCCATCGTCTGCATACCAGGGCTCACCCGCACCCTGGGGCTCCATGGACAGCGTGCGCGCGCCGGGGAAGGTGACCGGGGTTTCATAGGTCGCGCTGCCGTCCTCGGCGATAGTAGCGATGGCGAAGGCGACCCTTTTAAGGCCAAATTTGACCTTGTTTTCATTCGTTCCAAGTGCCATTGTTTTATTACCTCCGTTGTGTAGGTTGTCATGTACACATATTCATATGCTGAAACATGTACAAATCTTGGGCCATCTAAACCACGCAGATACTTGCAATGGCTCAAATGGCCTGCTGTAGCTCGCTGCGACAGATGCTGTCTTTACGGGCCTGCTTGTTCTTCTTCGTCCGCTTCCGCGTCATAGATGACATCTAATTCATAACGAACCTCGTACATCTTTTCTTCATCGATCCACACCTCGGTCTTGTCCCAGGTAATTCCATAGCGGTGCAGCACCTTCTCGACGCGACGCTCCAGCGGAGGTGTTTTCTTGTCGGTGTAGAGCTCAATGCTGACATCAGTCACCTGCTCATAAACCTCATCATCGGCGAAGAAGTTTTCTGAACCGGGCAGCAGAAAACAAATAAAAGGCGGGTCAGGTGACTCGCCTTCGGCAAAATGGTCATAGGCACTTGGAATACCGGTTTCCTCAACCATTGTCGCAATTTCATCGTAGGTCAACTCGGTATCCCTCCCATCAATGACCTTGGAGCTTATCCTCCAAGTCTTTCATCATCTGATCCCTGACAGTTTCTTCAGCAGGAGCGATATGAGGAATAGCCTGAACACGTCCGCCGCCACGCTTGGCGTGTCCATATTCCAGCAGATGTGTAAGCCTATACCGATTCTTCGAATGCACAACGACAGACAGACTTGTCCTTGTTTCTTCGGTTTTTTCCGCCTGCCAACTGCTCCGATATTTACCAGTACGTTTGGGGGCGCCCTTCCTGATCTCCTTCTTTACAGCTTTACCAGCATCGCTAACCGCTTCTTTAAGATCATTGATGGCAAGTGCAGAGTACCCATCCAAAATCTTGTTCATTTCTGCAGCAAAATTCTGTATCTGTACCTTTCGACTCACTCATTTCACCTCGCCAACAAGCTTGGATGAAATCCTGATCTTCTTCCGCTGATAGTTCATCCAGTCGATACCCTCGATGTCATAGATGCAGCCGTTAAAGATAATTCGATACTCCGTAGATCTCACAGGCAGTAATTCAGAGCAGTAACGCACCTCAAACTGAATGGTCTGTGCTTCCTTCACAACCTCGCCTTCGCTTTCCTTGTCATTGAAAGTGCTGGCATAAGCATGGCAGGAATAGTAATCTGTCCACCTGTTCGTGTGGTTTCTGAACTCATCCACCACGAGCGTGTTTTTCTGGAAAGTAATGCGTTCATTGAAACGTGCCAGTCGGCGTTCCACATCACCACTTCCCTTCGCGGACAGATGAAAGCAGATTCCTCAGCGTCATACTGAGATCGTGATGGTCGGCTTCCTCTCGATGCTCAAACAGATAGCCAATGGTATACAGCACCGCAATTCTCATCAGAGTGCGCGTCTTTTTGAGCTCTCTGCTGTCGCTTTCGGTGGCATCACCGTTGACCTCTGCCCACTCAGCATCGTCCATCCGGCCAATGTCTGCGCAAAGCGATTCGGCGGACTGAATGAGGCTTTCAATCAGCGTGTTTTCGTCCGAAGAATCAACCCGAAGATAGACTTTGGCATCGTTCAGAGATACTAACGCCATAGACGCCTCCTTTCAGGTGTCGTTGAAAATGGCCCACGGCACTCCATCGGTACCATGGGCCATAAGATTACGCGCCGGCAGATTCCTCGGCATCGGCTGCCATGACACCAGCAACCTTCAGCGCAGCCAGCAGCGCATTGTGCGCCGTAACCAGGTCGGCCAGTTCCGTGGCCTCGGACGCCGCCTGATTCGCCACCAGCTTCACACCGCCGATAGCTTCGGCAGACGCAGCGGGCAGAACATAGGAGTTCGGGATTTCGGTACCCTCAACGGTAGCGCCCTCTTCGATGACCAGCTTGCCGCCGATGTGGGTCACATCGCCGCCCTGCTCGGTATAGTTTTTGGCATTGTAGGACATGGTTTCACCCCTCTCATGAAAATAGCCCACGGCTCCGAAGAGCCGCGGACTTCATCAGGTTTTATCAGGCCTTCATCTTCAGGAGCTGAATGCCCTCGGGCAGGATGACCTTGCCGTCAACACGCTCACGCGCGACGAAACCGACCTGGCCGTTGGTGGCGTACAGCTCGTTCAGGCGCTGCAGAGTACGGCCCGCACGGTCACCGATCCAGTAGTTGGAGAAGTCACCGAAAGCGATGACCACAGCATCGGCGGCCAGGGTGGGCGCGTAGGGGGAAGTGAAGATGTCATAGCCCAGCAGCTTGTCGGGCTGGCCAGCCTGGATCGCGGGCTGCCACAGATAGGCGCCATTGCCATCCTTCAGCTTGCGCAGGACGGAAATGGTGGCATCGTTCATCAGGAACTTGGCGTTCTTGCGGTACGGGGATTTCAGCGCATACACCAGAGAGATGATCTCGTCCATGGCGATGGCGGTCGCGGACGCAGTGGTCACGCCGACGGTGCCGCCGTTCGCGGTGAAGATGCCGGTGGGCTGGTTGACGCCGGTGCCAACACAGAAAGCCTGCTCCTCGGCGACGCCGAACGCGCGGGCGATCTCGTTGGAGATATAGTCCTCAACGTTGAACGCAGCATCCTGCATCAGCTCGACGCTGACGCGGATCAGGTCAGTCAGCTTGAAGGCGTCGATGACCTTCTGGCCGAAGGTGGGATTGCTCTCGGTGTAGGGAGCGTTCTCGGCGGTCCAGGTCGCCACAGAGTGACCGGCAGAGATCGGAATCTTGCGGTCATGGCCGGTGCGGATGACCTTGGCGATGGAGCGGACGACGTTCATCTCGTCCAGGCCGCTGATGATCTGGTTTTCAAACTCCTCAGGAACGAGGTAGCCGCCGTCGGGATCGTTGCTCTCAGACAGGACGTTGTGGACCAGGGGCTTGCCGCGCAGCAGGCAGCCGAAGTCGGCCCTGTACTCATCGGAGGCGCGGCCGGTCTTCTTGGGGGCGGGATTGCCTTCGGGCTTCTGGGTGATGGGGGTGTTGACGGGCTTGTTCAGCTCGGCCTCGATGGCCTCCTGGCGCTCCATGCGCTTGACCTCGTCGGACAGCTTGTTCAGGTCAGCCTCCATGGCGGAGTAGCTGGCGTCATCCTCGGCGGACAGATAACCCTTTTCATTGCGGCGGGAATCCAGGAAAGCCTTCATCTGGTTCCACAGGTTGGCACGCTTGGCGCGCAGTTCATTGATAGTCATGATTGGTTTCCTCCTTACATAAATTTCTTGATGAGGTCAAGCCGCGATTCGAGTTCCTCGATGGAGCGGCCTTCGGGCTCAGCCGGTTCGGGTTCCGGCTGAGGTTCGGGGTCGGGAGCCGGTGCCGGTTCGGGGGCCGGTTCGGGTTCAGGCTGCTGGGCCTTGAATGCCTGGGTGAGCTTGTTGGTGACGCTGGCGATATACGCCTTCGCGCTGAAATCGACAGCATCCGGCGCGGAATCCTTCGCGTCGGCATCGGCGTAAAGGATTTTGTCGGCGAAGCCGAGCTCAACCGCACGCCGGGCATTCATCCAGGTCTCATCCTCCATCAGCTTCGCCAGCTTCGCCCGGGACAGCCCGGTCTTGATCTGGTAGGCGTTGATGATGGATTCCTTGACCTCGTCAAGGATGTTGATCGCCTGCTGCATATCGTTGTGATCGCCAAAGGCAATCGTCGCAGGATTGTGGATCATCATCATGGAACCCGGAGTGACGAACACATCCGTACCGGCCATGGCGATCACAGAGGCCGCGGAGGCAGCCAGCGCGTCGATTTTCACCGTCACGTGGCCCTTGTGCTCCATCAGCATGTTGTAGATCTGCACAGCCGCGAACACGTCGCCGCCGGGAGAATTGATCCACACATCAACGTCGCCGGGCACAGCTTCCAGCTCGGCCCTGAAGGTTTCCGGGGTGACTTCATCACCCCACCAGGTTTCGGAGTCGATGGGGCCATCAAGCCGCAGGACGCGGGCTTCTTTGGTCTCACCGGCTTCATTTGTGATCGTTTTGTTTACGAATTTCCAGAATTTGCTCATCTGGTTTTCCTCCTTTCCTGCGGGCTCGCCATGTTCTTCAAACCACGCATCAATCACGGCTTTCCACTCGTCCTTGTCGGGCCGTGTGTCATCAGCTGCCAAGTGCTCGTAGCACTCCTCTTTGGTGGCATTGATGAAAACTTCCTCGACGTCACAGTCTTTGAGAATCTCCCGTACCCGGTCCGTGGGCCAATGGCATTGGAACCACAGCTTTTCGATGGAGTCATACTTGGCCGCGTCCTCCACAAAACGTTCGCGCAGGTTGACGATGAACCAACCTGCGGCGTGATGATCTGTCGTATGCAGTTTTTTCGTGGTGATCGCGGCGGTGATCTCATCACCGGCATACAGGATGTCTTTATCCGACATGTGCTCCCGGACATAAGTGCTTTTACCAGAACATGGGCACCCGTAAACAAGCATTATCTTCACATTCCATTGTTCCCCCCTTCCCGAGCCCGAGTAATGGGAATCATGTTGCCGTTGACCAGGTAATCATCGCCGCCTTGATCGGCGGGAATCTTATCCATGTTCTCCAGCTCACGGATGTCATTTGCCGACATCCACCCATTCTGGCGGCCAACAGCGTAGCCATCCATGCGGCTCTTATAATCGCCGCGCAGGAGGCCGTCCACGTTGAACTTGACGAACATGCTCTTCTTCTCATCTGCGCTCAGCAGAGAGCGTCGAATGCTCTGTTCCCAGCGAGACACCCACGGGTCGAGGGTGTACTTCACAAATTCAAGGGACTGCTGCTCAATATTAGAAAAGCTCGACTTTTCCAAATCGCCGATCATGTGCGGCGGGATTCGGAAAATTCGGGCTATTTCATTGATTTGGAATTTTCGGGTTTCCAGGAACTGCGCCTCCTGCGGGTTGATGCTGACAGGTGTGAATTTCATGCCCTCTTCGAGGATGGCCACCTTATGGGCGTTTGTCCCGGAGAAGCCATTGCGCCAGCTCTCACGGACCTTTTCCACGTCCTTGACGGTGCCGGGCATTTCCAGCACGCCGCCAGGCGTCGCGTTGTTCGCGAAAAATTTGGCGCCGAACTGCTCGGCTGCAATGGTCGCGCCCAGGGCGTTCTTGGCCATGGCGATTGGCGAATACCCAACCAGCCCATCGAAGCCCAGGCCGGGAACGTGGAACACATCATGGGGCGAGAGGCGAATGGTACCGCTTTTCAGCTTCGCGCCGTCCTCACTCTGGGCCATGTACTCGTAGTACAGCCGCCCTTTATCGTCCCGATCTACCGTCATGCGGTTTGGCATCAGCGGGTAAAGACCGATGATCTCAGCCTTGCCGTTGCGGATGATCTGCGCATAAGCGTTGCCCCACAAAAGCAGATGCGTCATCAACGTCTCGCGGAAGATAAAGCTCGTCATTTCCGGGTTTGGCTCGTCATGCAGCACCGTATACAGAGGATGGTCCAGGGCTTTTTCTTTGCTGCCCGTCTTATCGTATCGGTATAGGTGCAGCGGCAGGCTCGCGATGGCCTCCGACAGGATGCGAACACAGGCATACACAGCCGTGATCTGCATAGCGCTGCGCTCGTTCACAAAATTGTTGGAGGTACTCTGGCCCATGCCAAACCACCATGCACCACCCGCGGTGCTATTCGTGGGCTTATCCCGGACATGAAAGAGCCTGGACAGGATTCCCATTCAAATCACCCTCTCAGATAAAAATAATGCCTCGACTGTCGTATACGCTTTCCTTGGATTCGTTTCCGCAGCGTATCGCTCTGTCGAGGGCCATGATCATGGCAATCGCGCCGTCGATCTTCTCGGTGGATTTTTCTTTGTCTGCCTTGATGTTTCCGGCAGGGTCCCGGCGGATGAAGATGTTGTCCATCATCCAGCGGAGAACGGGATGGCCGCCGTGGGCGATCTTCCGTTCGAGTGTCAGCTTCATCAGCTCCTTGGTGGGCGGGGACATATCCCGGAAGCCCTGGCCAAAGGGCACCACAGTAAAGCCCATGCCTTCAAGGTTCTGCACCATCTGCACTGCGCCCCATCGGTCAAAGGCAATCTCCCGGATGTTGTAAATCTCACCCAGGTGCTCAATGAATTTTTCGATGAAACCGTAGTGGATGACGTTGCCCTCGGTGGTCATGATAAAGCCCTGGCGCTCCCACACGTCATAGGGCACATGGTCACGCTTGACGCGCAAATCCAATGTGTCCTCCGGCACCCAGAAGTACGGCAAAACCACGTACTTATCGTCCTCATCCAGCGGAGGAAACACCAGCACAAAGGCCGTGATGTCCGTGGTGGACGAAAGGTCGAGACCGCCATAACAGACGCGCCCCTCCAAATCGTCCTGAACCACAGGAAAAGCGCAGGCGTCCCATTTGTCCATGGGCATCCAGCGGACAGACTGTTTCACCCATTGATTCAAGCGGAGCTGTCGGAAAGCATTTTCCTCGCCAGGGTTCTGCTTCGCGGATTCGCACGCGGCAACGACCTTATCCATGCCGATGGTATCGCCCAGGGACGGATTCGCCTTCTTCCAGACCTCGGGGTCTGTCCAGTCATCGTCATCGGCAGCGCCATAGATGCACGGATAAAACGTGGGGTCGATCTTCTTGCCGTCCAGGATGTCCTTGGCTTTCTGGTGTGTCTCGTAGCAGATCGAGTGGGTGTCCGTGCCAGCCGTCGTGATGAGGAAGTACAACGGCTGCATTCGGGCATCACCGGAGCCTTTGGTCATGACATCAAACAGTTTCCGGTTCGGCTGGGTGTGCAATTCGTCAAACACGACGCCGTGAACGTTGAAACCGTGCTTGGAATATGCCTCGGCGGACAACACCTGATAAAAGCTGTTCGTGGGCGTGTAGATCAAGCGTTTCTGCGAGGCCAGAATCTTGACGCGTTTATTCAGCGCCGGGCACATCCTGACCATATCCGCCGCAACCTCAAAAACAATGGATGCCTGCTGTCGATCAGCAGCACATCCATAAACCTCGGCGCGTTCCTCTCCATCGCCGCAGGTGAGCAGCAGCGCCACCGCCGCCGCCAGCTCGCTCTTTCCGTTCTTTTTCGGAATCTCGACATAGGCCGTGTTGAACTGCCTATATCCGTTCGGCTTCAAAATGCCGAACACATCACGAATGATCTGTTCCTGCCAGGGCAGCAACTTGAACTTCTTGCCCGCCCAGGTGCCCTTGGTATGGCAAAGGTTTTCGATAAACTGAATCGCATACTCAGCAGCTTCGGCGTCGTAACAGGAGCCTTTCGCCATGAACCTTGTCGGCTGGTATTGGTTTTTCTTCTTTCTCGCCGCCATACGTTACCTCCATCAGCCGCCGGCGCGTTTCTTGCTCCGCATCTGGAGCAGCCGCTCCATGGGATCATCCGAGGGACTTCCCTCATACGGAGTAAGATTGTTTTGCTTCACGATGTCGAAAATCTCATACCAGAGCATGTTTGCCTGTTTCTGAAAGGACAGCGTCATCGTGACAAATGGACTGGCAATCGGCGCTTTCGTCGTCGGATGCTTGGCGATAAGCCCATACTCGCTCAGCGCAGCCGAACACTGCATGTAGCGGGCGAACGCCTCCGAGTAGCTTTCCACCAAACGCGGGTTCACCAGATCGTTGCACCTGCGGTCTTTGAGCCACTTCATAGTTTCTTTGAAGATCACGTCAGCACCGAGGGGCTGTCCATTCGCCCTCTGCTTCGCGGACAGGTAGTCGCTCGGGCTCGGCATGGCCTCACCTTCGAGGTCAACCGAATCCCCGCCGAGTTCTTCACCCTCCAAAACGGTGATTGGGAACTGGATGGTCTCCGCAAACTTCCCCTCGGCGACCTTATCCGCAAGGGCGTTCTTCTTTCTGCCTGCTCTGGGCCGTCTGCCGCCCCTGTTCGTTCCGTCTTTCGCCATTTTCTCACCGTCTTTCGTCGTTCAGGTCATTTATCGGGCTCAAATACCACGTTTGAAATGCCGTTTTTCTCTTTGGCAG